GGTCGCTTGACCCGGGCCGGGCCGGGGAGGGGAGGGGGGTGGGGTAGGGGAGGGGGGGGAGGACTAGCCCTCCCACCCCTGATGGCTTTCCCAGGTTCCACCCCCTGGCGCCTGACCTGGTGGTAGGCGGTTGGGGTCCGCGAGCCCCGATCGTGAGGAGTTTTAAGGGCTTGTCAAGGGGGTGCGCGAGAAAACTTCAGGTCGTTAGGGGAAGCGTGCGAGGAAGGCTGCGAGGGGGCAGTCGGGCTTGTGGCCGTTCAACTCTGAGCCGAGGCAGACCTCGCAGGAGGCCATCTCGGCGTCGTAGTTCCAGGACCACTCGACCTTGCGGAGGAGGGCGATGGCCTCGTCGAGGTCCCGCTTCTTGGCCTTGCCCTCCGCCAGGACAACCTCGGCGAGTTCCTTGGAGCGGTTGTAGGGCTTCAGCCACGGGCCGTGGTTGTAGAAGCCACACCCGTAGTCCTCGTCGGCGGCGTGCATGGCCAGGACGGCCTTGGCCAGGTCAATGGCTGCGGTCATGGCTCTCTCCTTGGTACGGGATCGGTACGGGAACGCCCGGCCGTGCCGGGTTAGCTGCAAACCCCCTCCTTCCCCCTTGCGGGGGAGGGCGCCTCCGGGAGGGCGCAGCGGGGGAACCCCTCGCAGGCTTCGCGGCCCCTGCGACCCAGGCTCCTGGCTGAAAAAAAGCCCCTTTGTTTACCAGGCGGGGTCGTCCTGTCTGGACTTGACAGCCCAGGACAGCTATGGTAGGTTGCGTTCTCCAAGGTCGTCAAGCCCTGAGATCTTGGCAGGCTGGAAAAAAGCAGGTAGGGCTCCGGTAGGCCGCCGCCTGCCGGGGCCCTACTTGCTTTCAGGCCCTCTTGACGAACTCGTCCCAAGCTCGGGACTGCTCCGTGTAGGCCTGGGCCGCCCGACGCTCCCTTGCGGCCCTCTGGGGGTCGAAGGTCGGAGCGCAGGCGGGACAGATCAGCCTGGTGCCGGTCCGGGGCCCCTTGGTGGGCATGTCCACACCGGCCTCGAACAGCTTCCCCTGCCCGAAGATGTTGGTGCAGCGGTTCTCGTGCCGCGCACACTGCCCCCAGCACTGGCAGGTGCTGCCCAGGACCTCGACGCTGTTCATGGTAGTACCTCCTTGACGTGGCTCAGGGCATTGGCGTATGTTCCATGCACCCCTGAGGGATAGTCTTCAGGAAAACTAAGGAGTTTGATCATGGCTATGGCGATTGTGATTGTCAAGGACCCTCTCCCGCTGGATCTTGGGAGGCGTCGTGGCCCTTCTTCGTCCTCATGGGGTGCTCTGAGAGATTCTCTTTGGTCCCTTGAGCTTGGAGAGAGGGCGGATCTGACGGATGGGCCCTCCCACGAGCCTGACGGCCGCAAGAAGTTGACGGCCGCGGTGCGTTACGCCCAGAAGACGGACCCTCGGACGGGTCGCAGGTACTCCCTGCTGCGCGGGAAGGTGCCTGGGAGCTGGCACGTGCTGTGCCTGTCCTTCGATGCAGGGCGCTGAGCTCCACAGGAAGGCTACTTTGGGAGGCAGGAACGTCCTGGGACCTGCCGGGAACCCCTTTGTTGGCCGTCACTGGCAGGAAGCCATCGCCCTGCTCAGGCAGGAGAGCGGAATCCTGGTCAGGACCGAGCCCTGCGTGTCGCTGATGTCCGCTGTCGGCGACCTGCACGACAAGCTCACGCTGGCGCGGAGGTTGCTGATCAAGGCCTACCGCGAGATCGGTCATACCGAGGTCTGCGCCAGGGACATCGAGGAGGTGGGGTATCTTGGCGAGGAGCCGGTCTGCACCTGCCCCGCCAAGGCCCTGCTGGATGAGATCCACAACTTCTTCGAGGGCTAGTCATGGCTGACCACGACAGGGAGGACGACGGCTTCCCGGAGCGCATCAGGGACCAGCTTGCGAACTACCTCAGGAGCGGCCAGGAGAACCTGCTCCCGGACAAGCTGATCAAGCCGCAGGACGGGCTGACCGAGTCCACGGCGGACGTGTCCCTGATGCGCAAGGTGGCCATGTCGTTTTGCGACTTGACGCACACGGTCCCGGACCCCACGTCCAAGTCCGGCGTCCGCCCGGCCAGCACGCACGAGAGGCTCCAGCGCGCCGGCGTCTCGCCGGCCATGTACGCCCAGATGGTGCAGCACCCTGAGTTCCCCAGGATCCTCAACCGGACCAGCATCGAGTTCGTGGTCCTGCCCAGGCTCCCTCAGATCCAGGCCTCACTGGCAGGCAAGGCCGAGAAGGGTGATGATCGTGCAGCCCGAGTGCTCTTCGAGCTCTCGCGCCTCACGGAGTTGCCGACCATGGACGACATGCGCCGGGAGTATGCGACACTGGACGAAGACGGCTGGCGCAAGCGGATCCGCGAGGAGACCGAGGGCGCACTCAAGTTGCTCGACGAGATGGAGGGCAAGGTGGCCATGAACGAAACCACGACGTGATCTGGTTCATCATCGGCTGGGACGCGAACGGCAGCGAGGTCGTGGAAGAGCTCGACGCCAAGTTCCCAGCCCCTGATGATCTCCCGATCATCGCCATGTTCATCGACGAGCAGGATATCGTGCCGGAGTGGCTCACGCGCAGGCTGTACCCGCCGGCGGAGCTAGGAGACAGCTGAATGCTGACTCAGGCCCAGGTGGATGTCCTCATCCGGGCCGCGGCTCGCCGGCGCTCCGTCGAGGAGCGTCTCTCAGCGTCGTGGCTGGCCGTCAAGTACAGGCAGTACCTCGCTGGTGGGTGGACGCGCTCAGACGGCGTGGTCGCCAAGCCGCACGCAAAAGCTGCTGAGTTCCATGAGGCCTGCAAGGATCCACTGCACCACACGTTTGTGATTGGCGGTGGGCGCCGCAGCAGCAAGACGTTCTCGGCCATGAGCGAGTTCTGCTCCTGGGTGCGCTACTACAGGCCCTGGGACATGACGCCCACGTGCCCCAAGGGCCCTGCGCGTCGCTGGCTGATCGTGGCTCCCAACTACAGCACCGCAGTTCCCGACGTGATCGAGCCCTACCTGGACATCAGGCTGGGCGACCTCATCACGGACCGCGTCAGGAACCAGCAGAAGGCCTTGGTGACAGCCGTCCTCAAGGACGGGTCGATCATTCGCATCAACACCTTCGAGCAGTACCTGAAGATCGGGCGTGAGCAGACCTCCGTCTTCCAGTCAGGTCACTTCGACGGCGTGCTGCTCGACGAGGTGCCGCCGCGCGATGTCTGGATCGGCGTCAAGCGCGGCCTGGTCACGGGCAGGAGTCGCGGCTGGGGCAAGGCCATCATCGCGGCGACTCCCGACAAGGCCGAGTTCGGCTGGCTCTACGACGAGCTCTACTCCCGGGCCCACAACAAGGGCGGGCCGGACCGCGGCGTGTACGCCACGGAGTTTTCGATCTACGACAACCCCGCCAACACGGACGAGGCCATCGAGTCCCTGGCCTCAGGCCTCTCCGACGAGGAGCGCGAGGCCGTGATCTACGGCCGGTTCCGGCACGTGACCGGGCGCGTCTACAAGACCTTCAACGAGGCGGTTCACGTGGCCCATTGGGACCCGCTCGTGGACGTGGATGGCTACGCGACCACCTGGCCGATCGTGATGGTCGTCGACCCAGCCTCCCGCAGGCCCTGGTACATGGCCTGGTTCGCCATGGACCCCAGCGGTGGCTACCACGCCGTCCGGGAGTGGCCCACGGACGACTTCGAGCGCATGCGCAACTGCGCCCTGGGCTGGGCCGACTACGCCAGGATCATCCAGGAGGTCGAGTCCACCATCCCCTGCAAGGGCAGGGATGGCATCGAGCGCACGGGCAGGGACCGCGTCCTCTGGAGGCGCATGGACCCGAACTACGGTCCGACGCCGTCCTCGGAGCAGGCCGGCAAGGTCATGGCCGAGATGCTTGAGGAGTGGGGCTACTACTTCGACACGGACATTATTGACAACATTCCCACAGGGCACATTGAGGTAAAGAAGTACCTGGCGCTGCCCAATGCCGGAATGCCGGTCTCAGATCTCAATATGCCAAAGTTCCTGATTCACGCCTCGGAAGCGCATCCCATGAGGAACTTGCGCTGGGGCATGAGCCACTACATTCACGACGAGCACAGGGACGGCCAGAAGAGTCCCAAGGAAACACCACTTGACATCGGCAAGGACCAGGCCGATGTTGTCAGGTACCTCGTCATGAAGGAGGCCTGGTTCGTGAACTGGCTGGCCCGCAACGAGTCCTATTCCAAGATGCGTCTGGCGCGGCAGAAGCGCTTTGCCAGGAGTCGCCTTCAGTGACAAAGGCCAACGCCTACATCGAGAACAGCGACCGGGTTGATGACTCCAAGAAGCTGCTCGATGCGCGCGTCCAGCGGCTCCTGACCTGCGTCGAGAGAGACGCGACGGACATCCAGCCCTGGGTCGAGAAGCAGGCCTTCTACCGCTGGGTGCGTCACGGCGCCGGCGATCCCGGGCGTCGCGGTGTCGCAAACCCATGGGTCGGCGCCAGCGACCTGTTCATGCCGCTGCCCGAGGTCTACTGCAACCAGGTCATGGCGCCCTACATGAACCTGCTGCACGGTGGCCCGCGCCACGTGCGCATGGTGCCGGCGAACGCCGAGGGCTGGCGGAACAGGGCTGCTGCCGAGCTGGTCATGGAGTCCTGGGCGCGTGGCGGTGGCAAGCACCACCAGCGCGACCTGCGCCGACAGACGGCGTACATGATCCACAACCTGACCCAGACGGGCCGGGGCGTTCTGCACGTGCGCTACGCCTACGAGACGCGGGTCGAGTCCCATCGCCTCATGCGCGACAGGCTGCCAGGCATCCTGGGCAAGCTGGTCATCGTCCCGGACATCACGGAGCAGCAGCGCCAGCTCATGCAGAGCGCGGTCCAGGCCATCAACAGCCCCGATGTATTGGCCTTCTTCGGGTCGCAGGAACCAGTCCAGCCCCTGAGCAAGGCCCTGTTCAAGCAGTACTACGACAGGATCAAGCGCGCCGTGATCCAGCTCTACGAGCTGGACTACGAGGACGAGATCGACACGGTCGCCTGCAAGGACCTGATGGACTACTTCGCCGCCGGCACGCCGGAGAAGGAAGTGGTCGTTCGCATGCGCGCCGTCACGCAGGACGGCCCGCGCCTTGAGAACGTGAACCTCGAAGACCTCGTCGTGCCCGTGGGCGCCAAGACGGACTTCTCCATGCTGGAGCGCCTGTGCCACAAGATCCACATGACGCGCAGCCAGGCTGCGTCGATGGCGGACGAAGACGACTGGACGAACGCCGACGAGGCCCTGGAGTCTGCGTCACTGGATGACGGCCTCCAGCCCAACGGCCTCCAGCCCAGCAACCCGCTGCGTGTCGAGCAGCTTGAGCGCACGCTGAGCCGCCAGAATGCTGCGACGGGCGAAGAGGAAGACCACGTCACGTTCCTCAAGATCTGGTCCTACGAGCCCATCGAGGGCGTGGAGGACGAGGACTCCTGGAAGAAGCCTGGCCCCAGGCAGCTGTGCTGCACGATCGTCGAGCCCAACAGCAGGAAGGCCGTCTACAGCGCTGTGGTCGAGGGCGAGCTGCCCTACTACTGCCTGACGCTGGAGGCGAACTCCGACGACTTCTTCGACAGCCAGGGCATCGCGGAGAAGCTGCGCGACGTGACGGCGCACGTCAACGCGCTCTACCGCGGCTACGAGAACGCGGTCACGCTGGTGACGTTCCCGACGTACCAGGCCAAGCGCTCGGCCTACACGGACATCGAGGGCTTCGAGATTGCCCCGGGCGACGTGGTTCCTGTCGCCAACCCCGGCGACATCCAGCAGTTCCCGATGAACGTGAACCTCTTCCCGCTCGACAAGCTGCTGTCCAACCTCATGCAGTGGCCCGAGCGCCTCATCGGTGGCATCGATCACCAGCTGGGCGGAGAGGAGCCGCGCGAGCGCCCACGCACGGCGACCGAGATCAGCAAGATGGACAGCGCCAGGCAGCGCATCTTGGGTGTGCGGGCCCTGGTGTTCCTGGACGACTACGCCAAGGCGCTCCAGGGCGTCTACCGCATGCTCCTGCGCTACGGCCCGGACAGGCTGTTCATCCACGCAGAGGGCTCGGTGCCGACGCGCGTCTCGATGGCGCAGCTGCGCGGTGACTTCACGGTGCGCCCGATGGCCGCTGTGGGAGACCTCGACCCGCAGATGCGCTACCAGCGCGCCATGGCCAGGCTCCAGATGCTGATGCAGAGCAAGCAGATGATCGACGGCGACCTGACGCGCAAGGCCGACGTCATGCAGGCGCTGGTCGACGTGTTCGACGCCGACGATCCCATGGCGACGCAGGCCCTGCTGCCCATGCGCAGCCCTGAGGAGCAGCAGTCGCTCATGAAGATCCAGCAGCAGGAGGCCCTGCGCCTCCAGGGCCTGCGCGAGACGGCCGACGCTCTGGACGCCAACGTGGAGATCAACAACCCGCAGGTCCTGCTGGCCCTGTTGCGCGAGCTGAAGTCGATCTCGCCCTTTGGGGACTTCCAGCGCCTGCGCCTGGTGGCCGACGAGGCCAAGAACAGGGCGATGGGCACCATGGCAGCGCTCAACGGAGGGCCGCGGTGATGCTTTCCTGGCTGATCGAGTTCCTCGGTGGCTGGACAGCGCAGGAGAGGGAGGAGCTGGAGAGGGCCAAGGTCGAGCTCGTCAACGACAACGCGGCTCTCCGGGTGGCCGTCAAGCTGGCGCGCGAAGACGGCGCGTTGGCCAAGGCAGATGTCGAGGCTCTGGAGCTCAAGGTCGCAAGTCTACAGAGCGAGATAGACGCTAACGACGTAGCGTCGTTAGAAAGGTCTCTGACAAGCTACACGCGCAACGTAGGTGAGTCGGAGGTCGACTTCCTTCGTCGCCGAGCCGTCGACCTGGACGCTCTCCGAGGCAACCGCGGCATCCAGGCCCTGCTTTGCGTGCTTATGGACGCAGAGGACAGGGCATTTGATGAGTGGCGCGACTGCCAGGGTGGTCCCGAGGCCGCCGAGCTCCTCCGCCAGCGGGCCAAGGCCATGCACGAGGCCAGGCGCCTCATTGTCACGTCAGTCAATCAGCTCAAGCTGGAGAAGCAGGCGCAGGAGCGCTCTGTTGCTCAGGAGCAGGGTGATTGGGACAGGTTCAGAAAACTGCGCGAGGCTGTTGACACAGCAGGAAGCGCATCATAAAAGGAGCCCTCATGAGCGAGTTGGATGATCTTGGCGATCCGCAGGGTGATGGCGAAGGCGCAGGGACTGCGGAAGCAGGTGCCCTGGACAGGCCTGGTTTCATCTCCGAGGAAGGTTGGGAGGGATTGCCAGATGCCGACAAGGACCTCATCCGTCGTGATCGGCAGCGCACGAACGACCTGAAGAAGAACTTCCAGGGACTGGCCTCAACCGTGGCCAGGCTGGAGGGGAAGCTGGAGGGCCTGACAGCTGCTGGTGCGGGAAAGCCCAATGGCAACGGCAACGGCCAGAAGACCGTCGCCGAGTACACGGAGCAGGAGCTGAAGTCGTTCCTGTCCGAGGCCAACCGCGTGCGCGAGGCGTATCGCGCCAACCCCGAAGACGAAAAGCTGAAGCAGAAGTACGCGCTGCTCGGCGATGGCGAACTCGAAGAGGACGCCAGGATCGAGCTGGCAGCTCGCCGTGCAGAGCTGCGCAGTGGCAAGAAGTTTGAGGACATCGAGAAGCGGGAGGCCGCGCAGACACGGGCGCAGGCCTTCCACAAGCGCCTTTTGGGAGTCGTTGGGCCGCAGCTGATGTCGGAGATGGTCGGGGGCAATGGCTCCCTGAAGGATGACCATCCGATCGTGCAGGCGGCCCGCGAACGGACCCAGGAGATGTTGGCTGAGCGCGGGATCGACCCGAAGAACGAGGACGCCGTATTCGTTGTGATCGAGCGTGCCTTCGAGGAGGTCGCTGAAGCTCAGCGTGGCCGAGGCGGTAGCGGGCGCGAAAGTGCTCGCGGGCGCCTAGAGATGGCTGCTGGTCATTCGTCCGACCCCGCCCAGCGCGGGCGTGCGAATGCCAGTGTCATCTCGACCCTGCTCCGGCGGGGGAAGGTGGCGGAGGCGCACGAGGCGTCGCTGCTGGACTATCTGACCACGGGCAGGGAGATGCCCCCGGAGTTCCGGGTGCCCCGCGCACGTAGTTAGTCCGTCCGGCCGCAGGACCCTCCGGTAGAGCTCGTGCCCCGAGCCTTGAGCCCACACGTCTCTACTAGGAATCCGTCCCATGGCCGCCCCTTATGGCACCCCCTATGATTGGGCAGTCGATGCCCCGTCGTCGGACAAGTTCACTTGGAACTCCGGCGTTCGTGAAGTCTTCATGCACCCGCGGCTCACGAGCCTGAGCCCGGAACAGACCAAGCTGTGGTCCATGCTCGATGAGGTCCGAGGCGACAGCATCTCTCCCGAGTGGATGCAGGTCACCCTGGGCGCGATCGACGTCGACAACGCCTTCGCTGACGCTGCTGACTACAGCTTCACCGACGGCAACGTCCCGTCGCGCATCCAGAACGTCTGCCGCATCCAGCGCAAGACGGTCAAGCTCGCGGGCGCGTCCCTGGTGGACCGCACGTTCTCGGCCGTCGGCAAGCTCAAGATGCAGCAGATGGACGTCCGCCTGCGGGAGCTCAAGCGGGACCTGAACCACGCGGCCTGGAACTCCCAGCTCAAGCTGGAGAACGAGCTCACGGAGCGTCGTACCAAGGGCCTGTGGCACTGGCTCTCTGGGTCGAGCAACATCGACAACTCCGGCGTGGCCCTGACGGAGCTGCTCTTCAAGCAGACCATGCTGAAGGGCGTCTACGACGACAACTTCGAGGCCACGGACGTGTTCATCTCGCCCGTGCTCCAGAACGTCGTGGACAACTTCTTCACCGCCACGAAGCCCGGCTTCATGGATGGTGACGGCCAGAAGTTCACGTCCTACATCAACAAGTACGTGAGCCCGTGGTCGTCCACCCCGGTGAACCTGCACACCGAGCGCAGCATCTACTTCGATGCCCAGTCGGGTGGTGGTGAGTCGGCCCTGTACACGGCCGACGACGCGACGCACGGCCAGTGCGTGGCGATCCAGCGGGACATGTTCAAGAAGTACATCTTCCGCCCGCTGGTGATGATCGAGCCCGAGCCGCACGGCGACTACTGGGAGGGTGTGTACCAGATCGACTGGGGCATCCAGGCCCTTGCGTCCGGCCTGGCCGGTTTCGCCCTCACCAACAAGACCCCGTCCTGATTCCTGGAGGAACTGACCCATGGCAAGCAACAGCACAGGCTTCCCCCGAGCGGGGAGCATCCAGATCCCGATCGTGTTCTCCCTGCCGGCGGCGACGCTGGCACAGAACACGACCTACTTCCTCCACGGAACGACAACGACGGCCAGCAACAAGCCGCTGGGCTTCCCGTACCGCGTCGTGGGGCTCTATGGGACCTTCCCGGCCCAGACGAACAACACGACTGGGACGGTGAAGATCTGGAAGAACACGGACTCGGGCACGAACGACGAAGTCATGTCGTTCGCCCTCACGGACTCCGACGGGGCGGACATGGCCTACTCGACCACGACCGTTATCGACCAGGGTACGGACGTGTTCTCGGCGACGGACAACATGGTGGTGACGATCTTCATCACCGACGGTACCGCCGACCTGGCCACGCGCTTCTGCGTGTGGGTGGTCATCGAGCCCGGAGAGGCTGGTCGCTGAATGTGGTGACTGATGGGCGAGGAGCGCATCTGACGGAGGTCCGTCCATTTCCTCTCTCCTTGGTGGGTAGTGCCTGACCGTGAGTACCACCTCGCCCATCAGTCATTCTTCAACCGACAAGCACCAGATCACGGACGAGCAGTTCGTGACCAAGCTCAGGGCCGTCTTCGACCTGTGGAAGAAGACGCGCCCCGCGGAGGTCAGGGGCTACCTGGAGAGCTGTCGCCAGGCCCGTGACGAGTTCAGGACCAAGGAGGGCTGGGACAGGGAGCGCGCCGGGCTGCTCCATGGCCGAGTCCCCGAGTTCATCGCCCAGACCCTCCGCATGACGGAGTGGGAGACGAACTTCATGTACGGCGTGCCCTGCGGACTGGGCATGCGCAGCTGGGACACCGACCCCCATCTCTACCAGCTGTTCCTGTCCGAGATGCCCGAGAGCAGACTGTCTTCCCTGAGGAACTGAGGCATGCCTGACGCAACCTATCCGACCCAGGCGAAGATCACGGCTGCCACGCTCGCTGCTGCCGGTGCGACGTGGACGGCTGCGGTCACCATCACCACGCCCATTAAGATCGTGGAGGTCTGGAACACGACTGACCAGGACCTTGAGGTGTCCTTCGACGCCGGCACGACGGCTCACGCCACGGTGCCTGCCGGCGGGGCGCTGTCGCGCGACTACGCCAGCAACGGCTTGGTCGAGGTCAGCAGCGTGTCCGTGCGGCGCGAGGGCACCAACCCCAGCACGGGGCGTGCGCTCGTGGCGGTGGTGACATGAGCGGCGTCGGGGTTCCATCACGGCAGCGGTGCGCGTGGGACTACAGGAATATCGGCACGGGTGGCGCTGGCGAGACGTGGTACGTCGCCGGTCAGGCCACAGGCCCGGCCCTTTTGGCCGGTAGCGCGTTGGCGCCCGATCTTCTAGTGGCTGTCCCCTTTGTCGCCTCGATGCACGGCAATGCCCTGGATCGCCTGGGCTTTGAGGTGACGTCGGGCGGAGTCGACACGGGGCGACTCGGGATCTATGACACCGCTGCGCTCACGACGCTGTACCCAGGTGCGCTGGTGGTGGACTCCGGCGCCATCACGATCACAGGAGCGGTCTTTCTGAGTGCCACCGTGAGCGCGGTGCTCACGCCAGGTCGGCTCTATTGGGCAGCCCTCGTTCTCGACACCAACAACACGATTCGGGTGTGCAACGTGGGCGGCCAGGGCAACATCCTTGGCATTTCCAACTCGGGAGGCGTCACCGCGCTTCGTCATGGGGTGACCGTGGCCTACGCCTACGCCGCCCTGCCGGCTACGTTCCCTGGCGGGGCCACCTACCTTACGGCTTCGCCGCCGGCCATCTTCATGCGCTACTCGGCCTGATCGGAGGATTTCGTGCCAGCATCATTCCCCAAGGCCTACTACGTCCCGGGCACGACAACCGGCGCCCGCGCTCTGTCCTACCTGCCCGTGGACGTGACCACGATCACGAACGACTCCACGTCGGGTGAGCGGTTCTCGATGTTCTACCCGCTGGGCAAGCCGCAGGACTACGGCTGGACCACCGGGCGCTGGCCGGTGCTGGCATGGACGGAGCTGCTTGGCTTCACAAGCTCGGCCTCGACCTATGCTGACAGCACGAACCAGTCCTTCGCGGACACGCTGTTCCAGTGGCAGTGCCTCTCGCGCGGCATCGCGGTCGCCTCCGCGCAAGTCACAGCTGCGGAAGCCACCAAGGCGTACTCCGGGCGCGGGTTCTTCAACCCGCCGGGGCACTCTGGCGGCTACTACGAGAACACGACGTACCCCAACGCCCGCAAGGATGCGATGTACTTCATCCAGCATCTGCGGAAGAAGTCTGGCGACTACCTGCTCGACCCAGGCGCCGTGTGCCTGGCTGGCGGCTCTGCTGGCAGCGACATCTCTGCGTGGTGCGCCTTCGGCCCTGAGCGCAAGTGGGAACTCGGGCAGGGTGGGCAGTACAACGAGTCCACGATCCCCAACGCCTACATCTCGCGCGGCATGTGCCTCGCGTGGTGGGAGGCGATGGATCAGACCGAGGCCACGTTCTCCAAGGGATTCCCGACGGACGCCGGTGGCAACGCCGTGGCGCTTACGCCGCAGCAGATTGGCGCCAACGCGGCCGAGTCGCTCCAGTACCAGCGAGCGGCCTCCATCATGGGGTACTCGGGGCACCGTTGCGGCAACCCCCCGCCGGTCCTTCTCCACGCCTTCGAGGACAACGTGTCCTTCAAGTTCTACCAGCCGTACCCGGCCAGTACGGAACTGGTCGGGAACACGCACACCATCTGGCAGTTTTGCGCGCTCAAGTCTCAGTGGCCGTCGTCCGTGACCTTGATGGCCACGAGCGGCGTGACCAACCGGACGACGTTGCAGAACGCTGGCTACGTCGACGAGGCGACGGGCAACTTCGACACGAACTACACGCTGGAGACGAACCCGAACGTCCCGCTGGGCCAGTGGGCTCGTGGCGACGTCATCGACTGGCTCGTGAAGAACATCCGCACGCCCAACGTCTGGTACGAGGAGAACCGCGGCCCGAAGCGCTGGCACACGATGGTCAACACGACAGGGCGCTTCGTAGTCGCCCCCAACCCGGCGCGCAAGGAAGGCGTGCGCATCACCTGCACCGACCAGACCAATGGCGCGCTGTGGGGCGAGTACGCTGCCAGCACGGAGAAGGGCTACATCGCCCCTCGCGGCGCGGTCAACAGCGAGCGCTCGGTGGTCGTCCGTGGCGACGGCCCTGTCTGGGTCGCGTCCGAGGCGAACACGGCCACGCTGATCGTCGAGGAGATCTGAGAGCGGGCCCTAGCACCCTGGACACGGAGGTGTAGATGGCGGCGACGAACCAGGGCCTGATGACCTTCGGTCAGCTGGCGGACGAGGTAGGCGTCCTGATCGAGGACAGCTCGGCCGGCAGGCGCCCGTCCATCAAGTCGTCCATCGCCAGGCTCTACGACGCGGCCTGCGCCGAGTCGGGCTTCTCGGGCCAGGACAAGGTGGACTCCTCGGGGCTGCGCAACGGCGCGTCTTCAGCCTCAACGATCAAGACCCTGGAGAACGGCGAGGCCGAGTTCCCGCTGCCCTACGGCGTGGGGCGCCTCAAGTCCCTGCACCACCAGTCGGTCCTCGCGGCCAGGACGCTCATTGGCGTCGACCCCCAGGAGCTCTTCGACCGCGCAGGCAGCGACCTCAACACGACTGGCACGCCTCTGTACTACGCCGAGGTCGGCTACACGGCCCAGTGGCGCCGGCTGTCGGCGGCCTCTGTCCTGACGGCCTACGCCTCACTGCCCAACAACGACGGCTCTAAGACGGTGAGGGTTGTCTTCAGGACCCAGGCGGCTTACACGGGCGAGACGCTCTACCATGACCTGACGGGGAGCTTCTCGACTGGCCTGTCCCTGGCTGAGGGAGCGACCTTCGAGGCTGGGTGGCCGATCGAGTCCGTGTACCTGCCGCCGGCGTGGGTTGGCCGCTTCATGATCCAGACAGGGTCCACGGAGATCGTGGACATCCGCGGCTGGGTCGCTCCGTCGACATCGAACACGGAGCTGGACAAGGCCTACAGGCGCAAGCTCATCCGTGTCTGGCCGGTCCCCAGCATGGACTACGGCCTGACGGTCACGTGGAGAAACGCTCCTCGGCGCCTGGCCCTTGAGTCGGACGTCATCGAGATCCCCGTGGCGGGGTACCTGGTCCACGCCGCGGCGGCCGACGTGTTGACCACGATGGGCCTGCTCCAGAAGGCCTCGGTCCAGATGTCGCTGGCGATCAAGAAGCTGGAGGACAGCAAGAACCAGAACCTGCCCTCGACGAGCCGCAGCATGAGGCCGAAGTACAGGAACATGCTGGGCACCTCGGACATCCCACTATGGTGATGAGGTCGCTTTACTTCGGTCCTGGCGAGGGGCACATCGGGATCATCCCGGAGCCCCTGCTGGGCGGCATTGTCAACCGCCTGCGACCGCGGTACATCAATGACCAGTCCTCGCCCATGCTGCGCAACACGGACCTCACGGACCCCACGGCGCCCGCAAGGCGGGCCGGGTACGTCAGGCAGACGATGACCGGCGCAACGGCCAGCAAGCGCATCGCCGACGCCCTGAACTTCTACCCGACGAGCAGCAACAAGTACGTCTACATCACCCAGAACGGTGGCGGCACGTACCGCAACAACCCCAGCTCCTTCGCAGACTGGACGCAGATCCTGGACGCTGCCACCGCGACCGTGGACCTGGATGCGACCACTGATGACGCAATCCTCCAGCCGATCCTGGACGGCGTCTACGTGTTCAGGGGCCTCAACGCCACCGCCATGATCACGCCGGCGACGGACCGCTACGCCCTCGACACCAACATCGACACCTCGCCGCCCAGGAACGTCATCTCGTCCTGCTTTGCCGCCGAGCGCGTGTTCGCCCTGGCCTCGGACGGATACCTGTACTACACCGGCGTCAACCCGACGGCGGCGTCCTTCGACACCGACTGGGACAGGGCGTCGTCTCGGTTCCGGATGTCGCCGCATGTCGGCGGCAAGCCCGTGTGCGTGGTGCCGTGGAAGGACAACTACCTGCTGGTCTTCTACGATCGGTACATCGAAGTGCTGGCGGTTGACAACAGCTGGAGCTCGCTGGCCAACTCGTCGCGCTTCGTGGCTGAGCCGCGCTATGGATGCAGCGCCAGGCGCAGCGTGGTTGTTCTTGGGCAGCAGGTCTACTTCCTTGACCAGTACGGGGAATACCGGGCGCTGGCCCAGACGATCAATGGCCAGCTTGCCGGGACGACTGCGCTTCCGGTCTCCGAGTCCATCAAGGACCTGATCCCGAACAGCCTGCTCAAGACACAGCTTTCCAAGGCTCACGCCATTGCCTTCGAGGACAAGCTGTACCTGCGCGTGCCGGTCTCGGAGTTCTCATCCGCAACGTCGGAGTGCCTGTGCCAGGCTGTGTACGACACGGGCCGTGGCGTCTGGACCTCCTGGGACAAGTTGCAGGTGACGTCGGGCCTGTTCTTCACGTCGCAGCTCAGGCCCCTTGCCGAGGGCGAGGAGCTCTGGTTCACGGATGGCGGCAACGGCGCGACGGCTCCGTATGCCAAGAACTCCCAGCTCTACCGCATGACGCCAGAGGCCTACTCTGACGCTGACCAGGCCGGTGCGCTGTACCCGATCCCGTGGCACGTCGAGACCAAGTCCTGGGACGCCGGCCTCCCCGAGAACGACAAGATTCTTGACACGATTGAGGTCGAGATCAGCGGCGGCACAGGCATCAGGGCGCGCGTGGACGTCCAGATGGACGATGACGGTATTTGGGACGAGCTGACCCCCGGCCTGACGATCGCCAAGGCGGATGACGACGGGTACCCGATCGCGTACAGCGGAGGCGACATCGTCTACCCGCTGGGCGCTGGCGGTCACGGCGCGACGAAGGTGAAGATCAGCGCCGGCCCACAGCTCACCAACCATGGCAGGGCAAGGACACACCGATTCCGCTTCCGCGCCAACGATGAGGAGCTGGCCGTGAAGCTACTCAGGTGGCATGCTGAGGTTCGCGTGCTGCCGCACGAGAGAGGTACCTGATGACTCTTAACCTTCATGGCGCGATCGTTGCCGGAGTGGCCCACGCCGCCGCCCACGAGGCAGCCCTCGAAGCCGCCGACCCTGTGGATGTTGACGACTCGCACCTGCTCCCGGGCCGCAAGCTGGTCCGTGTCGGGGCGCCGGACACCTCGGATGGCTCGGTTGGCTGGGCGGCGACTGGCGTGGCCGATGCCCCGACCAAGAGCCTCAAGGTCAACTCGGGCGGGACGTTCAACGTCGAGTCCATGCCCTGCGTCATCAGCGCCGCGACGCCCACGTCCAGCTTCGAGCAGCCGGGCCTCATGTGGTTCGACTCGGCCAAGGGCGTCTGGAGGATGTTCCAGACGATCAAGTCGGACGCCTTGGTCGCCGGCTCGGGCGTGGCGGGATGGCACCCAGTCCCCTCGGGGCTGATGCTGGTCAACAACGCCACGGACAGCCCCATCGAGGTGGGCCGCGTTGTGCGTCTCACGACCACAGCCAGGAACGTCTCCAAGGCGAGCGGGCTCAAAGCGAGCAACATCCTTGGCGTGACGATCCACCAGATCGGCGCCGGCGAGCAGGGGCTGGTCGCCAGGGTTGGCTACGCGGAGCCCGTGCAGGTCTACTGCAACGGCGCCTCGGTGGCCGTGGTGGCTGGCGACCTGCTTGTCACCTCGGGCACGAGTGGCGTGGCGCAAAGTGTCGGCCCTTCCCCGGGAGGGGCCTGCGACGTCCACGCGCTGGGCTTCTTGGGCATGGCCACCGGCATCCCAGCCGGCGCGTTCGCCATGGCTCTTGGGGCCACTGGCGCCGACGCGCTGGTGCAGGCCGTCATGCTCCCCAGCATCGGCCAGGGATGCCACGTGACCTTAGCCGCCACGCCGCTCGCATCGTTCACAGACTCGAAATCTGGGACCGGATCGACCGTGTACACGGAGAGGGATATCACGGGAAGTCTTCGCAGCCCCAAGCACGTCCCGCACGGTGTGTATGTCTATTTCCGCGTCGCCGTCACTACGGCCACCAACAGCGATCCGACTTCCGCTACGTCCAGCATCGCCCAGGGCACCGCTGGCCTTGTTGAGGAGGCTTGGGCCGGCAGCTTCCAAGGCAGGTCAAACGGGATCAAGATGTGCGAGTCCACGACGGCTGACATCCTCATCCCAACTCGGAACGACTCCGCGAATCCCAGCGACTACGGACCGAAGTACGCCTCGAAGCTCACGCTCACCACGGGTGCGAGCGCCAAAGTGGAGCACTGGATCCGTGGATACGTGTACTAAGGAGCTCTCATGGGTGGCTTGAAGCCATACAAAGAAACGTACAAGACGGCGCTGGACCAACTCCTGAGCCTTCCGGCCTTCATGAGCGGCTACCAGCTGATGCTCTCGATTGGGGAGGACCCCAACCAGTTCATCCTGGAGGGCAAGCAGGGCAAGAAGGCCATGAAGGCCGACCCTGCTGGGTGGGTCCCCCTCGGTGGTAAGCAGTACTTCGACATCAAGAGCTTCATGAAGGCCCAGCCCGGCTTCGCAGCCAAGATGCAGGAGCAGTCGGTCAAGGAGCTGCAGAACACCTACGAGCTGCTGGCCAAGACCCCGGCCTACGCCGGCATCTTCGGTGACGCCGCTGGCAACTTCAGCCCCGAGTTCTCCGCTGCCGTCGACCAGGGCTTCGGCCTCCTCGGCCAGCAGGCGGTCAACATGGCCTCGACCAAGGGGTTCATGTCCGATCCCAACATGCAGGCCATGGTCCTTGGGCCGCTGGCGATCCAGAAGGCGCAGTACCTCAAGGGCGTGAAGGACGCCGCGCAGCAGACGGCTTGGGGCCTGGCCGGGTCGGCCGGCTCCGCGGGCACCATCCCCTTCTACTCGTACACGGCGCCCAACCCTATGAGCTACGTGGGCCCGCTGATGAACTCCGTCAGCATGCAGCAGCAGTTCGCCTTGCAGGAAGCGGCGATGGAGGCCCAGAAGAAGCAGTTCAACAAGCAGTTCTACGGTGACGTCTTCGGCTCGCTGGCAGGCATGGGCATGGGCATGTACGGGATGGGCCAGCAGATGGACATGTTCAACCAGTGGATGGGCTCGATGCCCAAGTCCTACACGCCCGGGTTTGGGCAGCCGCCATGGGCTCCGCAACAGTGAGGTGAGCAATGGCCTTCTCTGACGCCTTCGCCTCTTCCTACAGCGCCCTGACGCAGGGCGCCAACTCGCGCTTCGGCATGCTCATGGACATGGAGCGCCTGTCCATGCAGGCCGCCGAGCAGAGATACCTGGCCCACGAGCGCGCCAGGGTCCAGGGGATCCGCGACAACCTGCTCAAGACCTATTCCGACAACCCCATCGTGCAGATGCTTGGCGGTGACCCGGACTCACTGATCCAGTTCGGCCAGGCCACGGGCCTGTTGCAGGAGGCCTTCAAGCCTGAGTCCCAGCGCCAGCGAGAACGCCTGGAGGAAAGGTTGGCCTTCGGCCAGGGCAAGGCCAACATCGCCGCCACGCGTGAGCAGACCCGCACCCTCGCCCAGCAGAGGAAGACGCTCGAAGCTCAGGAGAAGCAGGCCGCCGAGGCCCGGGACATGTGGTCGAAGATGACCAGCATGTTCACGGGCGCGCAGGCGGCCGTGGAGTCCCAGGCCTTCAAGGAGCAGAAGGCCTTCCAGGGCGTGCTGTCCGAGCTCGACAGCAAATACGGCGTGCGCCTGGCCCCCAAGGAGTGGGGGAGGGCCGTGCAGCTCATGCGCAGGTCTTTCGCTGAGTTCGCCAGCAGCCCCGAGGCAGCCAGCATCGCCGCCTTCGTGGGCCAGGATGCCATGCAGCAGCTGGGCCTCGACTACGCCATGGGGAAGCTGGTCTCCGAGTACAGCCCGGAGCCGGCCGACCCGAGCTTTACCGGCCTTCCAATGTTGCTGCCCGGCGGGCCTCCTCCCCCGTATGGGCCGGCGCTCTTGGCCCGCCCGCCCGTCCCCATGGGCGGCGCGTTTGGGCTGGCCGCGACAGCCATTGGCGCCGTGAACGAGCCCATGTCGGCTGGCGGGCATGGTGTCCTCGCCGGAGCTGAGCGCGCGGCCGAGTTCTTTAGCCGCGGCATCGGTGCGCTGCTGGTTGGCCGCGAGAAGTCCGGCTTCGACGAGATGCTCGTCTCGCGCGTCAATCGATACAACGAAATGCGCGAACAGCAGATGCGAGAGCGCGGGCGCGCGTGGCAGATCGAGCAGATCCTCAATCCGCCGCCGCCTGATCCCTTCATGGTTCCCATGTACTAATGTCCTCCATCGACGCCTTCCTCAACCAGCCGATGGCCCCAAGGCCCCTGAACGGCGCCGGCATCGCCCGGCGCGTCGAGCAGCGCGCCAGCGGCGAGCGGCTCCAGGGCGTCGCCCAGCCCCTTCAGCCCATCATGGACGTGCTCAGGGGCCTTGATCCTCAGAGCAGGGAGTTCGCCCGCCAGCTCTACAACCAGGCCTTCCAGGACGCCGACATCCCCTTCCAGATCCCGGACCTGGAGGAGATGGAGCTCGAACAGCTCAAGCGTCAGCGCGAGTCGTTGCAGTTGCGCCGCGACATCGCCAAGGAGACCGTGTTGCAGGTGGACGCTATCGTCAAGAGCATGCCCAAGGACTGGAAGCTCCGGAACGGCATCATGACAGACAACCTGCTCGACGAGAGCCCTGGAAAGTTCATTGAGGTGGCCCGTGGTCTGGAGTATGAGATCGACGCCCGCACGCTGGCACTTGGCGGCTTCGAGGAGTCGGACGCGGACGCTAGTGCAGCCACGGCTGAGAAGAAGTCCAAGATGGAGGCTGATGCCCTCAGCCGGGAGGCCGGCATGCTGCGTGACGCAGCCTCGATCAAGAAGGCCGGTGGTGACGTGTTCGTCCAGGAGGCGAAGAGGATCCTCAAGGAGGAGGAAGAGGCCATGGGCGTCGACCTCTTCTTCTTCGACACCGACATCGACGAGGTGGCCGGCGCCAGGGCGCTGCTCACAGCCTACGACAAGCTCATGCGCAGGACGCCTGTGGCCATGCGTCGCCGCGCCACGGAGTCGTTCATCAAGCTCAAGGGCGACGACATCCGCGACGTTCTCGAAGAGGCCGAGACGGACGAGCACGGCTCCATTAAGTTCGGTACCGGGAGCTGGGACGCGGATCCCGAAGCCATCTGGTTCGTTGGCGCGCTGACCCACCGCATGTCCCGGGAGCTGGGCAACCTCAGCGCCACGGACATCCTGTCCAAGTTGGGTGTTCCCGCCACGCAGTTCGACGAGGCCTCCTTCAAGGGTATGGGTGAGCAGATCGCAGCCGGGCTTGGGGAAGAGTTCGCCCAGAAGTTCTGGCCGGCGATCATGGGGCTCGATACCCAGTCGGAGGGCCTTTGACGATTCGCGGCGCCGCCTTCAGCAGTGGATGCAGGATCGCGGGATTGATCCGCGCGAGCTCGATGTCTACGACTATCGCGCGGCCATGATGGCGGGAGCCTCCCCGGATGCGAGTGGGCACTGGCCGTCGGAGTTCAAGCGGGACAACCACCCGAATCTCGTCGTGGGCGGCTTCAACACGAAAACCGGCGCACGGGTGCCGGGGACGCCCCTCGCAAAGAGCGTGGATGAGCTGATTCGGTTGGGCTGGGAGCCGGAGGCGGCGAGGCAGCTATGGGAGTCGGTGAAGTAATGTTCGCCGGGGGTGACTGATGACTGGCGGGGAGGTCATCAAACTCTTCGCCCAGGATGCTCCGCCCAAGTTCCTTGACGCGAGCCTCCTCAAGCACGGCCTCAAGGTCGCAACGTACAAGACGCGGTCCTCCTCGGAGCCGCAGGGCTACCAGTGGGCTGACCTTGACGACGCGATGTTCAACGGGGACGGCTTCCGCTCCAAGGCCTTCGTCCCCAAGCAGTACGCCAAGGACCCTGAGCTGTTCTGGTACGGCCTGCCGCAGGTGGGCACCTACCTCAAGGGGCAGGGCGTCATCGACAGCGACGGCACGGCACTGCTCCTGGACATCGCCCTGGACCCCACGAACCTCCTGGCGCTCCCCGCCGGCCCTGTTCTCAAGGCGGCTACGGCAGGGCGCCTGGGGCTCACCAGGGCCGGTCAGATGGCCAAGGCGTTCACCTGGCTCTCGCGTGGCGGCGAGATCGAGGATGCGGCCAAGGCCGTGGATCGCGGCATTGGCGTCCTGGAGGAGGCCTGGAGGATCTCCTCCAAGGGGCCCGAGATCCTTGAGGCCGCCAAGTCCGGCAACCACAAGGCCATCAAGCGCATCGTGGATGGCGCCCGCAAGACAGGGACGCTGACGGCTGAGCAGGCCGACGAGCTCGCCAGCCTAAGGGCCAACCGCAAGCGGCTGACCACGATCTTCCAGCACGTGGATGACATCCGTCGCAAGGGCACCAAGCTGACGCCCGCAGACCTGCGCCAGCCCACGCTGAGGGAGTCGTTCCGCACTGGACAGATGGCCCCGCACCCCTTCGGCTTCATCGTCCCCAGGAATCCTCTCGCCAGGGGCGTGCCCTTCAAGCAGCGCGCCAAGTTCCTGGGCGAGATCGTGGGCTGGGAGTTCCAAGACACCAAGATCTACTTCCCCGCTGGCGACATCGTCTCCCAGGGCCTCGATGCCGTTGGCGCCGGGAACATCATGCGCATCGGCGAGAAGGAGTTCGCCAAGGACGCGCTGCGCTACAACAAGGTCATCGAGGCCGAGGAAGCGATTCGCGGCCAGTTCAAGACGCTGCCCAAGGAGCTGCGCGACTCGCGCTTCATGCCCGCCTGGCAGACGACCATGGCCATCCAGGCCATCAAGGTGGCCAATGGCACGCCCCTGGACCACGTGTCTATGGGCCTCGTTGGCCCACTCGACGAGAAGGTCTTGCGTGGTGAGTACAAGCGGCTTCACCAAATCCCCCTGGGCGTGTCGCTGACACAGGACGACGAGTTTGGCAGGGGCTTCAAGGAGTACGTGAGGCAGCGCCGCGACGCCGAGCTGAGCGTGCAGGCTGGCGCCGACGGTCGCTCTGCGATGCGCAGGGACGTCATGCTCGACGGCATGGTGGGCGAGCTCGATGATCTCGTGGCCGCCAACAAGATGAGCGCTGCCGTGGCGACGGCGGCCCAGTCCCAGCTGCACAAGATCGCCGAGACTCTGAGCCTCAAGCGCCTGGCCTGGGAGACGACCACCCCTGGTCAGGGCCTGGCCGCCAGGAGCTCGCTCATCAACCTGATGGCGCGCACGGTCAACAACAACATCCGCTATACGGTGAAGCGCGCCTACGGCACGGGCTGGAACAAGCGCCCCGTCCGCGAGGCCATCACGGATGTCATGAAGTCCGTGCTCGACCACCCCGACCTGTGGAAGCTCGGGGACGATGGGCGCTACAGGCTGATGGTCAACGCTGCCCAGGCGCGCGAGGCCGGCGCCGACTTCTTGGCGCACTCGCTGGATGTAGCCCAGCGTAGGAAGCCCACGAGCGGTCTCTTCAAGCACCTCTCCGAGGAAGGCCTCGACGAAGAGGTCTCCTACATGCTGCGTCACGTCTCCGACGCGCTGAAGGTCACGGGTGTCAACCTACTCGAAGCCCGTGTGGTGCGCGGCCTTCTCCAGAACTACTTCCCCCGCGTCTTCAAGCCCAACTCCGCGTTCTGGAAGATGGTCGGCAAGGACGTCCACCTCTCCGCCGCCATGGCCCAGCTGTTCGTCGGCGACGACAACGAGCGCGCCTTCCAGAAGCTGATGGGCGAGAGCTACGGCGAGTTCACCCAGCGTGCCAAGGCCGGCCGCGTCACCCTCCAGGAAGTCAGGAGACTGACCGAGAAGGTGGCCATGGACCTGGAGCGCCGCGGTCTTGGCAAGTTCGAGCGCGACTCGGCCATCCTCCTGGGCGAGTACTTCTCCGCCTCGGGCAACGCCCTGCTGATGTCGCGGCTCTTCAACGACCTGCCGCGCATGTCCGGGTTCCTGACTGAGACAGCGGTGGAGACGGCCCTTGGCCACGAGGCGGCGTCCAGGATCCCCAGGGATGCCTGGGGCCAGTGGCGCCGCGTCATGGAGTGGGATGACGCGCCCGAGGAAGCCAAGGGCATCTACAGGCGCGTGAGCGGTGAGGTTGTGGGCGATATCCCAGGCCTCTCCGAGGAGGCGTTGCGCGACGAGGCCCACCTCAAGTACCTGGACGCATGGGCGCGCAGCCCGGAGATGGCCAAGACCATCGAGCGTGAGAGCGCCAGGCTCCACAAGCTCGCTGAGACCGATCAGCTCGCGGCCATTAGGAATGGCATCAGGCTCATCGAAGGCTTGCGGCGCGAGGAGGAGCGGGTCCTCAGCCACGTCGCCAGACTGGACCAGCGCGCCCTGGACCTAGCTCTCAAGGAGTCTGAGCTGGTCAAGGCCGCTCAGGGCGCGTCCCTGGATGCGCGCATCGCGGAGTGGAAGTCGGCCCTGGCCAAGTACAGGGGGACATTCGAGGCCTCGTGGAGCAAGCTGAACGAGATCGAGTTCAAGATCCTCCAGTACCAGGACCAGCTGGAGGACATCTCGCGGCACCGCGTGGCCCAGTACCTGTCCGGCAAGAAGGTCATCGGTGGGATCCGCCTCAAGCTCAACGGGAAGCAGGTGGCGTTCGATCCCAACTGGCTCCTCAGCGGGTCGTTCCCTGAGGGGCTGGAGGGCATCAAGGGCGTCAAGGACGCGGCCAAGAAGCTCGTCGCCGAGGAGCTGGCTAAGGAGCTCGACTCCGAGGTGGCCAAGCGCCTCAAGGCTGCGGTGGACAAGGTCAAGGAAGACCTCGACAAGATGCTTGTCAGGCTCAAGGAGCAGCGCGCTGCGTCTGCCCTGCGCCTCAGCAGGCGCGCGGAGGCCATTGGCAAGGCTGCTGAGCGCACGGCCAAGTCCGCGGTCAAGCGCGTCGAGGCCTTGAGGGCGATCGACGAGTCCCTGAAGGCATTCGAACCAGGGCCGCAGCTCCTGGATATCCGGCGCCGCTTTGACAAGCTGTTCAAGCCCATCGCCGAGCAGGAGGCCAGGGCGTCCTACTTGGCCAGGCAGGGCCGCAAGCTCGGGAAGTTCTCCGTGCGTGGGCGCCTGGCCTCTGTGCGCCACGAGATCCGAGAGCGTCTCGTCAAGGAGGCGGAGCGCGCCCAGGGCTTCCGCCGGCGCTCTGTCTGGGTCTTCGAGCCCGACTTCAAGTACCTCCAGGAGTCCTTCAGGCTCTACGAGCTCGGCCAGAAGGATAAGTTCTGGCGCGCCTACGACCTGTGGAACAGCAGGATCAAGGGCGTCGTCCTCCTGGGTGACATCTTCCACTTCAACACCCTGGCCGTGTCGTCCTTCCTGGCCAACCCCGAGGACCTCATCAAGGCCCTCTCGGACGACCTTGGGAACCTGTATCCAGAGGTGGACAAGAACCTGCTGGTCACCTTCTGGCGGCAGATGCCTGTGATCAAGGGCGCCGTGCTCGGCGCCGGGACTGGGGCAGCTGTCGGCGAGATGCGTGGCGGCGACAACGCCGAGGTCGGCACTGCGGCCCTCGTTGGCCTGCTCTATGGCGCCGTGATCGGGGCCGCCATGAAGCACGCGCGGCACGCCGGCGACATCGCCATGAACCCGGAGAACATCGAAACGCTGATGTGGATGGGACTGGGTGGCTGGACGGGCCGTCCCGACGACCGCTCCATCGGCATCGTCAACAACAGCCTCAGGGCCCTGGCCAACAAGTGGCTCAGCGATTCGGGCACGGCCGGCCTTGGGTCCATCGCGGCGCGCATGGCCGAGGGCCTGGACCTGTGGGACGAGACGCTCTGGCAGACCCTGCACAACGGCTCCAAGCACTACTACTTCTCCCGCGTCTGGGAGAAGGAGCTGCCCAAGCTGATGAACAGCGAGCAGTGGTCGCAGGCCTTCCTGGAGCGTCAGTTCCGGGAGCTGCGCCAGCTGCCGCCTGAGGGTGGTGCGCCTGCTATCGAGCAGGGCCCGCGTCCTCCGCCTCCTCCCAGCGGTCCCATGCCGAGTCCGCGCGCTGGCGGCGTCGAGCTACGCTTCCAGCCCGTGCCCGTGCCGGCTGGTGCCGAGGGCAGTCTACGAGCACGTGGTTTCACGGAGCCGGTCAAGGACGCTGACGGCAAGATCACCGGGTTCAGGATCTACGTGGACCCGAACCTGCCTGAGCCCATCAAGGCCACGGTGCTTGGCCACGAGCTGGTCCACGTCGCCTTCAACAGCCTGCCCGTCGAGAGGCGCCTGGCCTACTTCGACGAACTGCGTGCCTACCTCGGCAAGGATGCCGACGAGCGCCTGCGCACGGTGGCCAAGAAGTGGGGCCTTGAGGGGTTCTATGAGAAGGCCGAGTGGAACCTGGCCGCTGCTGGCGAGGAGGTCCTGGCCGACGCTGGCTCGCTGGCCCTCATGGACCCTGGCTTCCTCAAGCACCTCAAGGACCGCGCCGACAAGCTCGGTAACAATGCGGAAGGCCTGGCCCTGCTCAAGGACTATGAGTCCCTCATCAGCAAGGTCAAGGACTGGGTGGACTGGGTCATTGCGCGCCTCAAGGACCTGGCCAGCTTCACGGCCCTGACGGCCTCGGGGTCTTCGGCCAGTGAGGCCCGGGGCCTTGCCGACATCGGCAAGAAGATCTTCAACGAGTACGCCGACATGCTCGACGCCAAGCAGCTCAGGGAGCTGGGCGGCGCCTTGGCCAACGCGGACCCGAAGTTCGCCGTGGGGCCTGCGCGCAAGGGTGTGCTCGTTCCTCTGTCCGCGTTCGCCGACCCGTCCATGAGCGGCGTTGGCGTCCAGCTCGGCTGGATCAGTCGTGGCGGCCTGCACTGGGAATCCCCTGGCGGCGCCGTGCGCTTCAACCGGCATGGCCTGGCCATCGACCTGTTCTCCAAGGACGGTATGGCCGAGGCTTCTCAGCTTGCTGCCGCCCTGCGCAAACCCGTGCGCAAGGATGCCGCGGCGCGTGTGGCCGACCCGATGTCGACGCGCATGCGCCTGGCCAACGCCGTGGACTGGCTGATCGAGCACGAGGATGCCCTTAAGGGCCTGCGCGGCAAGGGCCATGGCGCCACGCCACGCCTGTGGATCAGGGAGAACACCGAGACCGGCGACCTTGTGATCCACATGGGCAACAACCCCAGCTCCCCGAACTTCGTGTTCAAGAGCGGGCGGACCGAGCAGCGCGCTACGGCCGAGGCCTACCACGCCTCCATCGAGGACAACAAGGTTCGGGCCAAGGAACTCGCCAGGGAGGCCGCTGAGCAGGCGCGCGTCGCTGAGCGCGAGGCCAAGGGTGTGCGCATGGGCCAGAAGAAGGCCCTGAAGGCCTCCAGGGAGGCGCGCGAAGACATCACCATTGAGCAGATTGCGAAGGAGCTCAAGGGCCTGGTCGAGGACCCGTCGGCCAGCGAGCTCGTCCCCCGCAAGGAGCTCGTGGACAAGGCCTTCAAGCGCCTGCTGGCCAAGGAGGCCAAGGGCGGCAAGCCCATCACCAAGGAGCGCTCGGTTGCGCTACTGGATGAGGCCAGGGACAGCGTTGTCAAGCGCATCGACAAGCTCCAGTCGCAGTACCAGGACATCACGGAGCGTGCCGCTGGCAGCAAGCAGGCCAGTGAGTTCGTTGGCGCTGAGGCCGACCTCAAGACGGAGGCGCGTGCTGCTGCCGATGAGGCGGACGAGGTCGTTGGCGGCGATGAGCTCGATCCCCTCGACGACATCAACGAGAGGGTCGGGGCCATCGAGACCGAGGCTGCTGAGGTGGACGGTGAGATTGCTGACTACGTGGCCACGCATGTGGCCGACGAGGAAGCCGGTGCCAAAAAGGCCGGCGCCGAGGTCTCCGAGCGCGCGGCGGCCCTGATGCGCGACTCAGTCCATCTGCTCAAGCCGGACCTGCGTGAGGCCTGGGTGGCCGTGGCCCAGCCCGTCGAAGAGGGAGGGCGTGGCCTGACCAGGGCTGCTTACGCCAAGGAGCTGGGCAAGGCTGGCCAGGCTGGGAAGCACGCCGTCTCCGGCATGATCTACCAGGCACGCCGCCAGATGATCGGCATCTTGCAGATCAATGAGCTGAAGGCCCTGCTCGGCGAGGCCGAGACACTGATGGACAACGCTGCCCGCGAGGTCGCTGATCTCCGGGCCGCAGGCGATGCTGCCGGTGCTGCCAAGAAGCAGGTGCTCGCCGAGAAGGCCGCCGAGTCCGCCCTCGCCCTTGATGACATGCTGCGCTCCACGGCCATCTCCAAGAACTACCCGCTGGAGATCGACCCCAAGTACGGACCGTCACGCATCCCCTACGGTGAGGGACTGCCCGAGTACGCACCCAAGTTCGACGTGGGCTACCACGCCGGCGACCTCAAAGAGTCCGGCAGGTCACTGATCCATGCCGGAACCAAGGAGGTTGCGGCTGGCATCTGGGCGAAGTCAACGAGGGGCATCTACAAGACCAAGGAGGAGTTCGACCCCTCTGCGTTCCTGAGGATGTACGACGACGGCGTTGCGCATACCCATACGCCGCACCTCGTGCTTGAGGGCATCGACCGGATGTACGAGGCCGGATTTATTCCGGAGGGCTCTAACAAGAGGCAGCTTACAAAGGAGCAGGCCGCTGGGCTGAAGGCGCTGGCGGTTCGCCAGCGCAAGGAGTTCCTTGCGCTTGCACGTGGCGAGCTCCCTCAGGAGCTTCATGGGTTTCCTCACCCGGCTCATGAATTGCTCGCCGCCAAACACGAGGCCGAGATCGTCAAGGCGCTCACTGGCATGGGCTTCAACGGGATCGTTTACAGGAACATCTACGAGCTGCCTGCCAGGCGACTGGTCGCCGTGACAAGGCGCCGTGCCGAGGATGCCTTGCGGCTCGCGGAGACAGAGGGCGCGGCCACCGCCGAACTCCGTGACGCGCGCATACGAGCCAGAGAGTTGCAGGCCCGCGCTGAATCACGGGCGGTTGGCAGGGACCCGATGCGCAATGCGCCCGACTCCTATATCCTCTTCAACAAGAAGGCCGCGGACTTCACGGGCTACCCGGCCGGCGAGGGCGACATGGCTGCGGTCATGGACCCCAAGTTCGACGTGGGCGGCGACGAACGGCCCATGCCAAGCTACCTTGTGCAGATGCGGGCGGAGAACAAGAAGAGGATCCTGCTCGCTGAGCAGGATGTGCCCGAGCTGCGCGGCAACGGCACAGAGGCTCTAAGCAAGGCCTCTGCCCTTATGAGGTTTATTGTTGACGACGGCGGCGAGCTGGGCGACGCCTTGGGCGAGACGCCGCCAGACATCATCCGCAAGGTGCTGTTGGAAAAGCACGTCACGCCAGAGCTGGCCGACAGGATCACCTCGGACATCAAAGACAGGGGCCTGGTTGCGGCCAGGCACTGGAGTAAGGCGCTGGAGTCGTACCAGCAAGACCTTGAGCGGGAGCTGTTTCATCAGAAGCAGGTGCTGCGCCTGCGCGAGCCCAAGTTCGACGTGGGCCCTGCCACGTACCCCGGCGACGATGAGCTGCGCAACACCAAGCGCCCGCCTGTCCCGCCGCGTGATGAGATCCCGCTGAGGAAGGGGATGGGCCCGCCGGACGATAGGTGGCTCAAGGGCGTGCCGCTCCACACGCAGGCTGGGCTGCGCTACTTCCAGCCGCCCAGTATGTACGGTGGCCCGCGAGGCGGGCGCGGCGACTTCCGACACATACCGCCGCTGGCGAGGACCGTCAGGAAAGAAGACGGCAGGGTCCTGCGCCTCCCGCTGCACGACAAGGCCTCGCTGTTCAAGACCAAGCGCGGCCATGGCCCAGACAGCTGGGGGCCGCACTGGGACGTGGGCCCCAACCCATCCGAGCTCAGAGAGTACGTGGCCAAGCAGCGCCACCTCATGAAGCAGGACCTGGCCAAGCAGATCGTCCATGCCAGCAACACCATCTTCGGCGGCTTGCACTGGGCCGAGATGCTCAACAACCCGCAGTTCCAGCACTCGCTGAGGCGCTTCCTGCTTTCGCCTGACTGGACCCTGTCGCGCCTGGAGATGACCTCGTCCTTCGTGGCGCAGCTGGACCACCCCGCCAAGGCTGCCGCCCTGGGCGCCGGCGTGGGCCAGGCCGTCGAGCTTGCCGACGCCGGCTTCCATCCGACCAACGAGGACGGTGAGCGCCACGGCATCACGGGCCGTGGCCCGGTCTTCGGCGCCCTGGGTGCCGTGGCCCTGCACAAGTGGGCGCAGGGGATCCAGAAGCGCATGAACACCAAGGGCGATGTCTACGCCCGCAAGGCTGGGCGCCTCCAGGCGACGGCCCTGGTGGCCGGCTACGTCTTTGCCAACCTGCTCAACAAGGCCTTCACCGACAGGTGGATGTTCGAGAACGAGGAGGGCAAGCGCACCTCCGTGGCCATCGGTGACGGGGACTACATCGGGCTGGGCAAGCCCTGGGTCGAGGCCTTCGAGTTCGGCTCCTTCCTGGAGCCGGAGAAGTACCCGCTGCCCATGGTCTCGCGTGCGGTCAGCAAGGGCGCCTCGATCCCTGTCAACGCCATCCGCCTGTTCTCCAACAGCAACTACTTCGGCGGCCCCATCTTCGAGGCCACGGACTCGCCAGGTGAGGTCGGCTACAAGCTCTTCGACTTCACCGTGGATGCCGCCGTACCCATCATGTTCCAGGGCCCGACCCGCTACGGCAGGGCGCTCCTCTCCGGCGAGCCCGCTACGGGCCGGGACACCTCAGTGGCACTCATGCGCGGCTTCGGCATGAGGGTCTTGTCACCCCGTAGACCAGAGGCCGGCAGCCTTGCCGACATCATGGCCGGCCTCGGCGTCACCCCGCCCAGAGACCTGGCCTCAGCACTCGGAGATTTGTGATGCTCGCTGTCCTCCTTCGCGGTCCCGATGCTCTTCCTGTTCAGGGCGGCGCAACCGCCATGTCCACCGAGAGCTGGATCCAGCTTGGGCTGGTGATCCTGCTGGTCGGAGGGGCCATTACCATCACGTCCTATCTGGTCACCATGCGCAAAGATCTAGAGATCATGATCAGGGAGCTCCGAGCTCTTCGTAAGGCTGTGAACAACTCAATGGTCAGGCGGTCAGAAATGATGCTCTGGATAGCAACACTCAGAGGCACGAACAAGGATGTCATCAGCGTCCCTGATCTGCCAGAGAACACGGAGGAATACATTGAAGACATCTAAGATCAAAATCGTGGCGATCTACTTCTTCGTCGCCGTGGCCATGGTGCTCCTTACCCTGGCTCTCCAGGGGTGCATGGTGCCGACCAAGATGACGGGCAAGGTGGACCTGGCCACGGGCGACGTGGACCTGCAGACCGCGGAGGTCGGCATCCACGAGCCGGTCATGGGGACCACGCTGGTTGTCCACCCGGTCGAGTACGTCGATGCCCCCCTGGGCCTG